CGATATCAAGAGCGCGTAGTGTAGTAGACGCGCTAAGAGTGGCTCACGAGTATAGGTTAAAGTGTCAAACAATAGAAGCCACTTAATAAACAAGCACAAAGACAACTCACTTCGAAAGGAGTGAGTTTTTTATTTCTCAGAAAGCTCTCCCTCAAAAGTTGGCACTTCGAGAGCTTCACCCCTTTGCCGCCCGTTGACGGCGTGCGAAATGTAAGTGGTCGCGCGACCTCAAACATCCCAAACTCAAGTCAACAAGTTAGAAATAAAAACATAAACATCATGAGCACTAAGAACCTCGAACTCGTCGCCTCCTTTGCTGGATCTGTCTTCCAGTCTGATGCCGACGGCAATCCTCTGTTCGTCACCTCTGAGCGTCACGTCCGTAAGACTGCTAAGAGCGCCGAGCGCACTGTCTCCTTCCAGAAGCCCGTTCTGGCCGTGAGCGATCTGCAATACTACATCAAGCGCGGCGAAGCTCTCGCTGAGATCGCGACCGAGCACGTCACGAAGGTGAAGAATGAAGATGGCTCTGTGACTGAGACCAAGCGCGTCTCTAATGCGCTGAGCGATCTCGTTGCTGAGCACCTGCTCGACATCAGCGAAGACGCTTCTGAAGCCTATCTCAGCAAGGGTAACACGCCGGACTACTTCGCCGCCTTCATCTATGGCGTCTCTGCCGATCGTGAGACTGAGAAGTCTGTCTTGAAGAAGATCGAGAGCATCCGTTCGGAGATCGGCTCGATTGTGTTCGCTCTGGCTGGCGAGTGGACCGAAGACACTGCTCGCTCGCTCGGCGTGAGCGACAAGGACGCTGCGATCGCCAAGCAGTCCAACTTGATCGCCTCGCTGGCGCAGCTTCTGGCCAAGGCCAACGAACTCAGCGCCGCGAAGGCCAAGCGCGAAGCCAAGAAGGCGAAGGTCTAATAGTTTTACTTCCTCACGAAGTAATCTGCAATACAACTAAATCACAAAGCCTCTGTGGGAGCAATCTCACAGAGGCTTTTTCTTTGAGGTCTTTTTCAAAGTGTTCCACATTTTGGCACCGAACAGATGCCAAAACTTGGCACACTAGAAGCTCCTTTGCATAGGCTAACAACCACCACTAGCCAAAATGAAGTTTTCTCTTTCAATAAATCAGACACAAAGTCTGATTCTCTCGCCGCAGTTGCAGCAGTCGTTAGCTCTACTGCAAGCTCCTCTCTGTGAACTCCATAACTTGATGGAGTCTTTCACACAAGACAACCCGTGTGTAGAACTCCTTGACAGAGACACGCCAGAAGAAGAGATCCTCTTTCGCAACGACAAAGCAGAACTTCCACAAGACATGCAGTGGACTTCTTCTTACAGCCTGCCCGCCCGAGAGGAATATCCGCTGGAGAATAATCCCTCACGCGACGAGACACTGGAAGAATATCTTCTGAGAGAATTGGTAATAGCCCAACACGATACGAGCATCATCCATCTGCTCGACGAGCGGGGATTCTACACGGGAGATCTTGATGCACTAAGCACACGGCAAAGAGATGCTCTGCGTTTCATAAGAACACTAGAACCAAAAGGACTAGGCGCTTTGGGATTAGCAGACTGTCTCTGTCTTCAACTTCCAGAAGACTCTCTCGCGTACAAGATCCTCCAACAAGACGAAGATCTCTTTACGCGAAGACAAATCCCCCTTCTCTCTAAAAAATACAACGAAACCTTCACAACCATAGAGAATCTCTACAAATCTCTAAGCAAACTAAACTACAATCCCGCTTCAGAGTTCTCTTCTTCAACGCATACACCAAAAGACGCAGAGATCTTTCTCGATAAAGATCTCAACATCACGATCCCGTCCGAGCGTCTACCGATCTACAAGATCAATCAGACTTATCTGAACTATCTCGACAAGCTCTCCGCGGCGGACAGAGAATACATCCGAGATCGCGTGAAGCAAGGTAAGTTTCTGATTCGTTCAATCACTCAGCGCCAGTCGACACTCTTCAACGTGACGAAGGCCATTGTAGATTATCAAACAGACTTCTTCCGCTCCGGTAATATCAAAGATCTCAAGCCTCTCATCATGGCACAGATCGCTACCGTGTGTGAGATCCATGAGACCACCGTCTCGCGGGCAGTGCATAACAAATACATCAGCACGCCTCATGGGACTTATGAATTAAGATTCTTCTTCACCTCAGCAATCATCAACCACAATGAAAACACCATGCAGAGTAACCTAAGCATTAAGAATCAGATCGCAGAGATCATCTCACGCGAGGATAAATCTCGACCCTTGAGTGATGAAGATATCGTTGTCCTATTAAAGAATACAATCGCTCGCCGCACAATCGCAAAATACAGAGCCGAACTAGGCATTCAACCATCGCATCTCCGTAAAGTCTATGCTTCCTCAAACTCCTCAAAATGAAAACGACCAAAAAGAAAACCAAATCACAAGCGAATCCCTCTGGGGATTGCTCTTTCCAGCCTGCTCTTGTCATGTCGATACAGAGCGCGGCCACTTCATCCGCAGAACTGCAGGAAATAATCTTGCCCATGCGATTGTTGCTACAAATGAAACAGCGGACTGGGTTAAAGCTCACTGCGCGGGTGAGCATATCCATATACAGAGAATCGACGAAGATGGACTCTCATATTCAGTCATATGGGATAGCACCGAGTGGAATCTATCCGACGAAAGACGAAGAACACTACGTGCAAACCACCTTGCCTCTGACATATCCTTCCTCCACAAAAAAGCGGAAGAGCTGCGGATCGAAATGATCGCAGACGCCTTGTCGAAGGCGAAGCTATTCACCAAACAGAAAGCATTCGAAGTTGCCGCCGCGATCACATCGCAGGGCGAAGAAGTTTATCTTAATAAATCTCGACAGCTCAACGACGCCCTTCGCGGGGCGTTCAACAATATCAACTGTTACTTTCCCATCGAAGAAGTCCTTAAGATAGTAGACACTCGCGGTCTGTTAGAAAAACTTAATCCTATAAATCAACCACAACAAGATGAACAAAAACCTACAGAAGAAATGTCAGAAGGAAGCAGCACGCCTCAAAGCCAAGATGGACAAGGCTACTACCAAGAATGTAATCTTACGCCAACGGCTGGAGGATGAGATGATTTCTCTTCAAAAGAAACTCACGCCACTTCTCAACAAACGCGATGCAATCAACCGATCATTCGCACAACTTGACAAACCCACCGCAGAGAGTATCGTCTTTGGCGAGTACATCTCTTTGATATCAAGAACACCTCAAGCCTACGGTTTCAAGAACGCTGAGGAAGTGATCGCGAAGTTGATGGACCTATAACATTATGAACATATTCTCGACCCCAGCCGGAGTAAAGAAAGCTGCGCCAGCGGAAGCAACCTACACCAGCAAGGAAGATCGCCTTCAACAGACGGCTCTCACCACCGCGCGAGCGCAAGCGAAGAAGCTCACTGACCTGTATCGCAAAGAGCCTTATGAGTGGGAGTTCTTACAACGTGAGTTGAATCTCACCACTATTCCATCCATCAAACTAGACTATGCTACGTTGTTGGGATTTCTACAGGGCTGGGTTAATCAAGCTCCTCTAAGGCAACAACGAGAAGCACTGCGTCTCGCCGAGGAAGCAGCCTTGAGGGAGAAGCGCACTTACAGCACCATAGATATCAAGCTCCCCAACGGCCTCGACTTCAAACCCCAACAGAAGAAAGCTATCGCCGCGCTGCTCGATGTCTTGTACAAAGACAACCTCAACGGCGCACTTGTCCCACTCGGCACCGGCAAAGGTAAGTCATGGATCGCAGCGGGCCTTGCACTGTGGCTACAGAAACATGACCCGCAAAAGTTCTGTAACTTTCTCGGCTTGTTTCCGCCCATCCTAATCATCACCAAGAAGTCTGTCGTGTTGGATTTTAGAGACACTCTCAAAAAGCTAGGTCTCGAAAGCGTGGGCCTCGCCGTTGATGTGTGGTCATACAACGAAGTCTTCTCTACGAAGAACAAGAACTTCTTCAAGTCCGAAACCACGGAGATCTTCGGCCAAGCTACAAACGTGATCCGCTTCAACCTGCCCGAGCAAGCGGCGCCCAAGCTCATCATCCTCGACGAGTGTCAGGAGATTAAGAAGGAAAAGAGTAAGCGCACTAAATATCTCGAAGCCTTCCTTCAGTTTCCATCTATCAAGTGGGTCTTCACTTCAGCCACGCCCGCAGTCACGGTGTGGGATACGATGTTCATGACTCTCGCGATGCGCTTGCCTTATGGCGCCCGTCCTCTCACAAGAGAGACATTCCCAGAGTTCGCTCGCACTCTTACCCTCGGCGCAGATCCGCGCTCGGCGAATGCAGCCGCACTCGAACGCTGGGCTGGGGCTTTAGGAGATAGACTAGTTAAGCCGCCGGGCGATCCTCAAAAGGTCAAGGCCCTCAACAAAGTCAAGCTCTTTGAGATTACTGATCCAGCCAATCAGAACATGCTCAAGAATGCGATGAAGAATTATCTTGAGGCTATCGAGCGCACTGGTCGTTCAATAGATCCACAAGGTCAAGTCATGGTCGCCTTCATGGTCATGGCCCGAGCGGCCGAGCTTGCCACGGTGGACACATGGGTTGCAGACACCATCGCTGCTCATCAACAAGGCTATGCACCAGTCATAGCTATCCGATTCACCGAGACTCTCAAGGAGCTAGTCATGAAGCTCTGTGATAGTGAATACTTTAAGAGCAAAGGCTTAACAAAACAAAAGATCTCCCTCATCTGGGGCGGTAATAAGGAAATACGCCCTGAAGAACTCCTCCCAGAAACCCGCGCGGCAGAGATCGCTGCGAAGATGGGCATGTGGATTCTCGACAATCCTCATGAAGCAAGAAAGCCTAAGGCTGATGACATTGGCATCAGCAAAGAGGAGTTCCGTGCCTTCCACAAAGGCATCAAATACACAAGCGAGAGAATCTTCCGAGAGATGACAAAGGATGCCTTTGCTGCACGCAATGAAAAGCTCAGAGAGATGAAGCTCCACAATCAGAATCAAAAAGAAAGACATGAGAACGTGCAAGCGTTCCTCAATGGCGAGACTGAGTTCTGTATCTACACTCTCTCAAGCGGAGGCACGGGTATCTCACTCGATCATCGCTACCAGCACACACGACCACGTAGTGTAATGAGTACGCTCACGTATTTTAGTGAGGAATTTGCTCAAGCACTTGGTCGATGTGTAAGGTTGACAACCTTGACAGACACAGTTCAGATGATTTATGTTCCCGAAGGAACTTTGTTGTCTGACCACATGGCACCTAAGCTTGCCCGCAAGTTGCGATCCATTGATGCAATCGGTTCTTCAAATATCGACTTCGCGGGCGAGCTTGAGATTGCCATTCGCAAGAAGCAAGAAGCTCAGAAGCTTACAGTCGAAGATCTACAAGCCCATGAATCCTCAGGTGTAATCGAAGTCGAAGAGGAAGAAGAGGATGACGAAGAGGAAACTCAAGTGGCTTAACTTGTGCAAAGGAGAGTTGTGAATATATTCGCAACTCCTCCTGTGTTATCTGACAAATGCAACATAAAGTATTGCCCGCGCTGTTATCAGTTGGGCGTCTTAACTGAAGGCGAGATCGACCGTGGCACGTCGATGTATTGTCCCAAGCACTATCGCATTCAGTCATCACGCAACCGTGCTTTAATCCGTAAGCTCCACGCACCAAGCCTGCAAGAGCTTGAGGCTATGATCCCGACAGACATGACTTGCCGGTTGTGTCAATGTGAAATGGGTTACTCAATAAGAGACGTTCCGCATTCAAGGATCATGAGCTTACAGCATTGGAAGGACGGTAAGGTAGAATGGATCTGTGTGGGCTGTAACTCAAGGCACAGCACCACACAAGAGCCGGATGACAAATGGGTTGAATTAGTCAAGACACTCAAGCCCGACGAAAAACTTTGTCCTATTTGTAGGAAAGTAAAAGACCTAGCATTCTTTTATAAATCTCCCAATGGGTCGAAAGGACGTACAGCATACTGCCAAGTTTGTCATGATGAGTACACACGAAACAAACGTCAAGTAAAAGAATAACGATTAGCATAAGCTAATCATAATATACATCCAAAGAAAGTCAACAAAAATGTCCGACAAAGATCCTTTCCGCGTGCGGAATCCCGGATATCTCAGCATGTATTTGTTGGACTATCTGGTGGGCCAAGCTCTCACTGGGCTGTTGGCTAATCCAAACAACAAGGAAACCTTACAGCGTAATGCAGAGATCGCATTCGAACAGGCTGAAGCTGTGATCGAGTTGCGTGAACAAAGGATAGAGAAACAAAAACAAAAACAAAATGAACCATCAACGTAAATCAACACACATCACCCGTAAGAACTACTTCCTCACCTACGAGGAGAAGATGCATATCCGCGAGTACATCCACGCTAACCCACACCTAACACGCGTGCAAGCGGGCGAGTACTTCGGAGTCTCGCGGGGCACTATCTCAAACATCAACAAGATGCCTTATCACAAAGAGCACTACGAGAAGATGATCTTTGAGCTAACGAATACGAAGAACGCAATGGCCGCAAGGCTTGCTGCAATGGACTTGAAGATCATGCAACTACAAACTAAACTAGCAAAGTATGAGTAAATTCCATCAAAAAGGCGAACAGTACGTCAGCAAGTATAAACTTGGATCACTCGACGAAGAGTATCTTGACAGAGAAGAGATGGCCGCCGCGCGCAAAGCTATCATGAAGTATAAGCTAAGAGATAATGGTCCAACCGTTTACACAAAGAGAAAGAAAAAGAAATGAAAGGTCAAAGAGTTAATACACTAGAAGAGTTAGTCTATCTTGCAGAGGAACGTCGCAGCGTCCTCATGCCACCGCGCATGAGTCAACGCTCGTGGCCAGCGGCGGTTATAATTAACATGCAACTTATCAGAGTCTATCATCTACTACAAGAAGGCATTCATATCTATATCCGCGAACCTAAAGCTAAGAAGAAATCCAAAACAAAATGAACATCCACGCAAACGTCCTTAACACCGCCGCGGCCGATAGCTTCCTCGATAACATTCGCAAGGATGTGTTGAAGATCACAGGCGATGCGCTGAAGGAGAACTCTATTCAGTCAATAGCTTCATGCTATGCCACGCAAGATCCTCTCACCAAGAGGATGCTCACCGCGGCGATAACCTACGCCGAGGAGAGCTTGCAGAAATACAACGTCTTGATCGAAGGGCCAAGTGGCACAGGCAAGGAGTTAGTCGCAAAGATCCTTGCCCACAAACGGAAGCCTCTCAAAGCTATGAACATGGCTGGTCTGACTGACACGCTCTTCCAAAGCGAGCTATTCGGCTACATGCCCGGCGCTTTCACCGGTGCTAAGTCTCGCGGGGATGTGGGCTTCCTAAGAGCAGTTGGCAATGGCACTGCTTTCCTCGACGAGATAGGCGAGTTGCCGCTGGCGCATCAGGCAAAGTTGCTCCGTGTCTTACAAGACAAGACAGTCTTGCCCGTCGGGGCTGTTGATCCCGTGCCTATTCAATGTCGCTTCGTCTTTGCGACGAATCGAGATCTGTTGAAGATGGTTAAGGAAGGCTCGTTTAGGGAAGACCTATACTTCCGAATCAATGAGCTGGGTCTGAAGACTCGATCGTTGTATGATCGTGGTGTACAGGAAATCCGTTGTGTCGCCAGCGCTATCATAGCCGAGGAAAACTGGACGCCTTTGGGGGAAAGGGAACACTTCGGCGACGAGACATTCTCATTTGGGAATGTTCGTGCGTTGAGGAACCTGTTGCTCAAACGTGAACTCGGAGAGATTGAATTGCCGGAGTATGATAAAGGAGAATAAAACTATGAACAACCAACCAATCAACGACGGAGGACCGGCGTTTCCGACCATGGACCCCAACGAACACTATCGACTCATGGGCATGACCCTGCGCGACTACTTCGCAGCGGCGGCGTTGTCTTCACGCGGTATGTATGGGGCCAATATCAGGGAAAATGCGGTTGCAAAGGAATGCTACATCATCGCCGACGCAATGCTCAAAGCGAGGGAGGCCAAGCCGTGAACCAAGAAGAACAACGAGTAGCTATCGCAGAAGCGTGTGGTGAAGATAGCGACAGTATCGTGCGGGAACTTATCCCCGACTACCTCAACGACCTCAACGCGATGGCGGAAGCTGAGAAGGTGTCGCTTAGTGGATCAACTGCATGGCTTGAGTTTGCGGTGAATCTGATGCGCGTGCTTGAGGCTGAGCAAATGTCCGAACTGAATGGGATGACGTGCATTCTACAAGCCACTGCTCGTCAACGCGCCGAGGCGTTTCTTCGCACGATTGGAAAATGGAAAGAATAAATCAAATGAACACAGAAATCCCAGACAAATTCAGCCTCGACGGCATTGCACCTAATATGATCGAAGTAAAAAAGCTAGACAAAGCACTCCTCACAATCCACGCCGACGGCCGTATTACCGTCAGTGAGGATCTCAAACCCACCGAGACAGCGGCCGAGGTGTTGAAGATCATGCAGGATATGTGGCTAAGTAATCAGCAGGTTGTGAAGATAAGGGAGCTTCAGTCCAACCTAAACGAATCGAACGAGTTGATCGAACACCTTCGTGATAAGATCAAGCAGCTAGAAACCAGCGTGTCTTACTGGAATGATCGCTACAACGATCTAAATCATAGGGTTCAAAACCGTGACAACTACGAAAGAATTCAAAGCCAAGGAGGCCAAGCTGTGAGTGTTGAGGAACGAATCCTTTTCCTAGCGGAGTCTCCCGATTGCAACCATCCACGCGAACTCCGCGCAATCGCCTTTCAGGTGCGAAAACTGGAGGATCGGATCAAGCAACTCGAATCCGAGAACGATGCACTCCGCGCTGATCTGTTGCTGTGGGAGGAGAAGGAGGCCAAGCCGTGAGCAAATACCCTAGGACTGACGCAGCCCGTCTAAAAGATGTCTGCCGTCACATGGCAATGGCGGAAGAATGCACTCGGATGGAGTACGAGTTGAACGAAGCAAAGGCCCGCATCAAGCGGCTGGAGGAGGTTGGAGATGAAGTAGTAATCAATTACGTCAACAGCCTTTCGGCATTTGAAATGTGGCGCAAAGCCAAGGAGGCCAAACCATGACCCCAGAAACCAAGCTCCACGAACTCCCGCCCGATGACCCGCTAAGAAACACTTCTTTGAAAGATCTTAATGTAAGAATAAGATGTCGCCATACCAAAGCCACACGCGACCCGCGAACGTGGAAGATAAAGAACAATACCTATAACCACCTTGCAGCAACATGGCAAAATAACTTTGACTTTGTAGTACTATGAACATATTCAATCAACAACCACAACCACAACTAGACCCAACCGCGCTACTCAAACAAGCGGAAAGTCTTCTCAACAAGACAGAACGCAAACAAGGCTGGCCTTACTACGACATCAAGCACGCGATTCAATTTGCACAGCTTGTTGTTAAACTAAGCAAGATCCCCTCTAAGAAAGCGACGATCAACAGCCTCACGCTAAGGCAACAGCCTCAAACTATCCGCGCCCGCCTCTCACAAGGTAAAGCATTCCTCACAGACAAAGGCACCTCTGTATTGCAGGGTACAATACACGAAGATGATATCCCGATCGTCGACGAGCTAAAAGAAAAGGTGCAGATCTCTGTGCGCAAAGTCAACCTCATCATCGAACTCGTCGAGCCTGTGGATAATATCCTCGACGCCATGACGCCGCTCATGGGCGGCACGGACGAAGATCCCACGACCTTCAACGAAGATGTCTTCCGCGAAGAGATCGTAGAGTTCATGAACAGCGGCGAGGTTGGAAGTCAGGCGAGCTGGCAGAATTACACCTCAAGTGCAGAGAAGTTTGCGCGGCAGCTCGCCATGCAAGACAACACCATCATCATCGAGACAACGCCCACTGAACTTATCGTGATGAAGATGAGTGAGGAGATGTTGAAAGGTCTGGAGTGATAAGTAAAACACAACCACAAAATGCAAATCTTCCTCCCATATCCCGACATCGAACAAAGCGCGCGCGTGCTTGACACCCAGCGCTTGATGAAGCAGCGCGTTGAGTCTTATCAAATCCTCAACACAATCCAAGGTAAGTCAGAAGGCTGGCGCAGTCATCCCGCCGTCAAGATGGTCAAAGACTATCCAGCGTGGCTCTGTCTGTACAGTATCAAGATCTGCCAAGAAGCCCGCGCTCGGGGCTATGTTGACAATCTCCTTCCGCATTTTGAAAAGGAGATTCTCTCTTATCCTTACATCATACAACCACACTGGCTCGGCTCTTATCTACACAAGACGCATCAGAGTAATCTGATCAGGAAGAAACCAGACTATTACTCCATCAAGTTCCCCAATATTCCAGACAACCTACCATACTTCTGGCCTCTATGAATCCATTCAACTGGTATCGCAACTGGCGCATACAGCGCATCGAAAGGAAGATCGCATACCTCGAAAAGTTCTGTGATTCTTTCCACGACAGCAACGGGAAAGTTCCCTATATTGTATCAACCACTCACAGCCTACCCGAAAAACGCGCCAAGGTTGCTGAGCTTCGTAAGAAGATCTATCATCTCCAAGAGTTCTGACTTATGAAAATCCTTATGATAGGTCTATCAATACTCGCCACAGAA